AGTATGGTATTTTTAATATGCATCTCAGGAAAATGGTCCTTTAAACCCATAGCCACCCAATGACCGTGAGGTATCGTCATGGACCTTAAACCTTTATCATAAAGTGGTTTTAAGTTTTCAATAAATAATTTATAATTTTCATATTTGGGAGACACGTTAAAATTATTGAATGTAGCACTAATTTTTATACCTAAAGTCTCCTGTATCATCAACGCATTATCAAAAACTGAATATCTATCGTCTTCATTTATAACAGACCCCATAGCATCCTGAGTAAAAGGGGGTATTCTACAGGTAAAGTATATATCATATATCCAATCCTTATTCTTTTGTAGAAATGGATAGAATACATGTGTGAACGCCTGTTCACTTAACATAGGATTTAATGGTATTGAGAATATTTTACTCATTTTCTAAACAACCTCCACAAATACCATTACATTCTGTTTTATAAAAAACACAATCTAAACAATCTTGTGGTATACTATAATCTTTATGGTTTTCTCGATATAAATCATCGAACTTATCCCTCAATGATAATATATTGTTTTCTCCCGATATTTTCAATACATTATCTATCTTAACTTTATCTTGTAATGGGTAACAGTGTATTGAGGATCCATCAGGGAATATATCTAAAGGCATGAAACCACAAATTTTATCGTAACCTGGTATTTTGAAAGTCGCGAACCCTAAAGAGTTCTCCATAATTGATTGTTTGTTTCCCCCCTCCCACAAACACGGTGGTACTTGACAATCAGAGGTCACTTGAATATTATTGTAAAGTCCAAACTTTAATATCTTAGTAACTTCTTTACCCATTTCTTTATTGTTAATTAGGTAAGTACCTGTTAAATCTAAACCTAACCTTATTGCATTTAATTTACCATCCAAAGCATGATATAACCACTTAATGTATTCAAACATTTTTCTTTCCTTCCAATCGGACGAAAGTGTTATTGCAATAAATAATCTTGAATTGTCCTCAAATCCCCATGTGTTTGCATAGGTTGAGTAAAGTGATAAGTAGTTTTTCTTAAATAGATTTAACCTATTTTTTTCATCCAACTCAGCACCATTAGGTAATATCCACCTAATATGTTTTATGTTGTTTGTTATATAATCTAAGGTTCTTTTACCAAATAGTAAATTACTGACAAGATTAACCTTATAACCTCTTGAGATTATATAATCCATCAGACCCATAAAATTTGAATGTTGTGTGGGTTCCCCTCCAAGTATTGTAACCTCCTCTCTAGATCCTTCAATATCAAAATGATCAAGTAGTTCACCTACTTTTTCTATTGACATCTCACCAAGAGTATGTTTTAGTCTCGCATCTTCTTTTGTGAAACAGAAAGAACAACCTTTAGCACATGTACCATTTATTGCTAAATTCATTTAGTTTTTTTTAGAAATCCATCTTCAGTGTCAATGGGGTGCTCTCAATTCCTTCCTCTTCTCTTTGTTGTTTACTTAAGGAGATACCAAACTTCTCGTGTTTGAGTCTGTGACAATCCGCCAAAGTGACACAATCTTTTACTCTTTGTTCTAATAATTGTTGTTCAAGTAATAAAGTTGCTAATTTTGTATTATAAGATGTTACGTTAGATATTATTTTATCAACCAAAACTTGTTTATCAATACCTCTACCAGATGAAAGTATGTCAATAACGGGTGTTGAATACGAATTATCTAATTGATATGCAAACGCCTCTCTTTTTTGTTCTTCCCAAGTATCCTTTTCTAAGTTAGATGCATCAACCATTAAATCTTTATGTCTCGTATAAAATCTATCTGAAATAACTTTTAATAAAACCACTTTATTAAAAACAACACCTAAATCCCTATCTTCCTGAGTAAGTGTATACTTAACTTTTTCTTCATCAGTTTCTGAAGATTCGGCTAAGACCGGAACCTCATCCATCAGCGATGAATTAGTTCTAATACTAATATAATCTTTGTATATGTCAGCGAAAATGAAACCCTTACCTTCTTCTTCAGTAATTACCGATGCATTTAGTTTATCTAACTCCAACCTCATATCGTCATAGATGTCATCAATACGCCCATAATAGTAATTCATGTAGGACCCAACAACTCGTATGTATCCAGGTATGTTTCCGGTTATTTTAAAAATAATATGTCTCATTATAAAAGTTTTTCAGTATCAGGTTTATCTGCCTCCCCCAACTTTAATTGTTTTCTCAATGACTCTTCTATTGAGAAACTATTTGTAGTTGCGTTTGCCATTAATTGATTAATGTTCTTATCTATAAATACTGTGTAAGAAGAAGCGAGAGATAAAACTTGTTTTTGTTGTTCTGCGGACATCATTAAAATAGAATCCAAGTTACCTGTACCGATCCTACCATATGAAATCATATCTAACATTGCTTGTTTTGCCATCCTAACAGTCCAATACTCATGTTCAAATTTATCTTCTAATTCTTTATTACCGATTACATCAATTAAATCACTACCATCAGGTAGTTTAGCATCGTCAGTATCTAAGAAATCTTTTATTAAATCAATAAAACCTTGTCTCTCTATGTAAGCATCTTTAAGATTTCTTTTAAATTTTCTAAGATCTATTTTCATATCTGAAATTGTGAGATCTACCAACTGTTTTCTTTTAGGGTCTGTTAAAAATTCTTTACTCTCCTCTTGGATTTGTATTTCCAAATCCTGTTTTTTAACGGTATATTCTAAATGTTCTACGGCGTCTTCTCTACCTCTAAGTTCAAGTAACCATTGTTTTAGTTTCGCATAAGGTGTTATTTGTGCACCCCCAACAAAATTTTCTGCCTTGTACCTTGGTAGTGCGAATGAAACTTGTTCCGCAACTTCAATTAACTTAGTATCTAAACCATCTTTTAGGTTGTTGGTTTTTTCATATTTATACTCTTCTTTCATATAATAAAAATTTTACTATAATATAAGTATAAAAAACAATTAAATAAAGTGTTTATTACTATTCTCTCCAACCACAATGACCTGATGAAGTACCAGCGTTTACTGCCGGTGGAAGACCCGCGGGATTTAAAACTCCCGTATCTGTTTGATAGTACATTTTCCAACTATCGTTATTCTGTAAAGAACTACCGTAACAACCTAACATGTATTGCCAATCTTGGCCCATAGCGAAATTCTCTTCCCCACAATTCGATCTTAATTTTGCAACATTACCAATATTCGTATCTGTAGATGTATCCCATCTTCTCAAATTGTAACCACCTTGGTAAGATCCCTCATTACCGGCATAACCCTTACCAACTTTAGATGGAATACCTTTTTGTTGTCCGTGTGCTGACCATGAACTTGATGAACTTGATATAGTCTCCGTAGAGAATTCCATTTTTATACTACTTGTACTCCATCCATATCCATGGGTTTCATTACAAAAAGAACTCGCTCCACCACTACTACTTATCGAGGTTACCCCATAGTTTGTTATTGTCGTTTCATTAGTTAAATTAAATTTATCTACCTCTGTTCTGTTACCCGCAAAAATCCAAGCAAACTCATGTTCTTTCCACATGGTTCCACAATCGGACCTACTATATTGTAAGTCATGGTTAGATTGGTGGGCGTAGTTAGTGTCGGTAAACATGTTGACCGCAGAAGTTGTGTTACTATGTAGAGACGTTGGTCCTTTATGTGCACTATCCGTATTTACAGACCACATAAAAAATATTCTAAGATTACACGCTCCTGATGTGTAGTTTGCGGGATAGTCCAATAACTCACCAATGTGGGTTGTTTGATCAGTTGCGTTGGTTGCCTTATGTACGTTCTTCCAAGGTGATGAGGATTTATATCCACCGGCGATGTAAGAATAATTAATTATTTGTCTGTACTTAAAATTAGTTCCTTCGTTTTGTTGTGCTGAAATTCTTTCCCAACCCTCATCCACATTAGACACACCCGTATAAACCATTAAATAACTTGTGTGTTCTGATGATTCTTCCAAGAATAAAGAACCAGATAATGGGTTCGATGGTCTCTGTGACTTAACACCTTTCGGTGGTCTTGCAGTAACTCTGTCCACTTTAAGTGAACCACTAACGGACATATTTTCGTATATCATATTCTTAAAATTTTATTCTCTCCAACCACAATGACCTGATGAAGTACCAGCGTTTACTGCGGGATTTAACCCACTTACACTTGTTGTACCCGTATCAGTTGCGTATGTAAATTTCCATGAATTATTGTTTTGGAGACCATTATAATTACCTAACATGTATTGCCAATCTTGACCCATAGTAAAATTCTCTTCACCACAGTTACCATCGGGTTTGACAACATTACCTATATTGGTGTCTGTTTGATTACTCCATCTCCTTAAGTTATAACCACCACTATATGAACCTTCATTACCGGCATAACCTTTACCAACTTTAGATGAGATACCTTTTTGTTGTGAATGGTTTGACCAATGAGGGGATGTTGCAAAAGTTTCCGTTGAAAAGTTTAATTTGACACCTCCACTTGAAGTCCAACCATAACCATATAGTTCATCCGAAAATGCCGAACCACCATCACTACCGTTTATTGTTGATAGTGTATATGCCGTATGTAAGGATTCTGTGGTTAAATTAAATAACTCAACAGTGGCACTACCCCCACTAAAAAGATATGCCATTTCTGTTTCCTTATGCATCGTACCTAAATCACTTCTTGCTATATTAGTATCCATCTCAGCGGTGTGTGTATAATTAGTATCGGTTACCATATTAATCGCAGATGTATATGTACCATGTACATTACTCGCACTCTTCCATGCACCATCATTATTAACAGACCATACGTAGAAAATAGTTCTACTACACGCACCTGAAGTATATGATGCAGGATAATCTAACAATTCACCCAAGTGTGATGTTTGATCTGTAGAGTTTACCGTCTTATGTACATTCTTCCAAGGTGATGAGGATTTATACCCTCCCGCCAAATAAGAGTAGTTAATAATTTGATTGAACCTAAAACTGGTTTTACCAAAATTACTTTGATTCGCAATTCTCTCCCAACCAGAATCATTTCCATTACCCGTGTAAACCATTAGAAAACTATTGTCGAAACTACCCGATGTCGTCATTTCTAAGAACATAGATCCTTTTTCAGGTGAGGAAGGTCTATCCGCCTTTGCACCTGAGGGTGGTCTTGTTATTCCCTGACCTCTTAACGACCCACTAATTTCTAAATTTTCAAATATCATATCTATAAATAGTTAATTTCTCCAACCACAATGTCCTGATGATGCACCTGCGTTAACACCTGGTGCTAACCCTGCAGGATTTACCGTACCCGTATCTGTCGTATATGAGAATTTCCAACTTGTATTTGTTTGACCTGTACCATCGTATGTTGCTAACATGTATTGATGGTCTTGTCCTAATGTGAAGTTTTCTTCACCACAATTTTGGTGGGGTTTAGGTACATTACCTATATTGGTTTCAGTAAAGACATCCCATCTTCTCAAATTATAACCCCCATTATATGTACCTTCATTTCCACAATACCCTTTACCAACCTTAGAACTAATCCCTTTCTGTTGTCCACTAGACGCCCATGAGGATGCCCTTGTCTCGAACACATCAGTAGCAAAGTGACATTTGTTTCCACTTTCAGAACCGTAACCGTAACCATAATTTTCATCAGAGAATCCTGATGAACCTAAAGTACTTGTAATAGATGAAGTTGTTGTTACATATGGTGAACCACCAGGATAATAAGTGGTATACATTGTCTCATTTGTTAAATTGAATTTCTCAACTGTTGCTACAGATCCACCAAAAACATACGCAAACTCCGTTTCTTTAAATAGGGTACCACAATCATCTCTCGCATTTAATAAATCCCATTTAGATTGGTGGGTGTATGTTGTTTCATTCACCATATCAATACCTGATGTATGTGTTGAGTGTATGTTAGTTGCGCCTTTATGAGCACCATCCGTATTTGTTGACCAAAGAAATAATTTAGTTTTACTACACGCCCCTGAGGTATAGTTTGCAGGGTAATCTAATAACTCACCTAAGTGAGATGTTTGGTCGGTTGCGTTAATTGTTTTATGTACATTCTTCCAAGGTGAACCTGACTTATATCCACCTGCCAAATATGAATAGTTTATTATTTGTCTGTATTTGAATCCTGTTCTGTCAGTATCTTGCGAACCCACTGGTTCCCAACCATCATCATAATTAGATGAACCAGTGTATGTAACAACGAAACTACCACTTGTAGATTCTTCTAAGTACATAGAACCTATCTCAGGTGAAGTAGGTCTTTCCCCTCTACTACCTCTTGGTATGATAAATTGTCCACTCACGTCAAGTGAACCACTAACTATTACGTTTTCTCTAATCATTTAACTCTTTTTTATCCTGTTACGACTACTCTTCCTGATCTATTTGTTTCAAATTTAACCACAACCACCCCATTTAAAGAATTTATTGCCGAAGGGAAAAATAAATCACCATTACTATCATATACCTGTACAATCACGTTGTCGGTTCCTAAACCATGGGTAAAAGTAACGGTACCCACATTACTGAATGTAGAAACATTAACCGCCGGTATCTTTTTCCAAGATTGCCAAGTATTATTATTTTTACCTCTAACCGCAATTCGTCCACTTCTATAGTCACCCGCAATTTGATGTTGCCATGATGAACTATATATTTGTGAGTAAAGAGCTCCGTCAGTTGCGTTACCTGAGAAGTTTGTCACACCACCTGTGTAGTATGTGATACCCGCACTATTTAAGGAGTCCGCATCAATCCCTCCAGTTGAATTTGTGTTTCTAAATGCAACACCATCAATCATATCCGCCGATCCTGCCGTTGTTGCATAATTTACAGATTGTGAACCAATATTACCTGTAGTAATTAAACCTAATTGACTAATGAAGTCGGCCTTACTATAATATCTAATATAACCATCTCCCGACGCGTAAATTCTACTTATGGTATCTGAAGCACCGTTCGCTCCCGATGTTGTATTAATCCAACCAGCTTGGATATAACCGTTTGCATCTGTACGTACTACTTTATTTGCCTCATTGTTACGTCCCGTATGAAGGTCTAAACCATCAAGTAAATCAGAATCTGCCGCCTTGTCTCCTGTTCCTAAATACCTACCGTCTAAATCGACTGTCTGATTAGTTGCCCCATTCACACTCGCCGTAAGAACGCCATTACCAGTATCGAAACTTAATCCATCAACATAGTAATTATCATTTCCACTATCGGTGACTGTTTCTGTAGCCGTAGTTATACCCGTAACGTGTCCGTTACCATCTACTAAAATGTCTTGAACATACGTTCTACCACTATTGTTAGAAGATGTGGCCGCAGTAATATTATCGTGTGCTGTATAAGTTTCAGTAGTTAAATACCTACCATCAATATCGACAGTAAATCCAGCATTACCTGTTCCTGTGCCTGTAATTACACCTGTAGTATCATCAAACGTAGCTCCACTTATGTAATCTATATCATTATCATTTCCACTATCGGTAACTGTCTCTGTTGCTGTTGTAACACCCGTAACGTGTCCGTTACCATCTAATAAGATGTCTTGTATATATGTTCTACCCGAGTTATCTGAAGAATTAGCCGCGGTAATCGTTGGGTGTTGTTGGTATGAAGTATAGTTACCTGCGTGAACCACAATGTTACCATTGATTCTAACCGCACTGTTACCATTAACCACAAAGTTAACACCATCAGTTGCATCGTTATGTGATTTAATCTCAATGACAGAACCTGCCAATCCACCACTATTACTTGTGTGTAATATATGTGCGGTATCTGAGAAATCTGTGGTACCTTCTTTATCATAACCTGTCCAATAGATACCTCTACCTTGGTTGGATGTGGTTACAGGTCCATCAAACTCAATATTACCACTACCATTAATTACTTTATTATTTCCAACATATAAAGAACCAAGTGGGTCGAGTGTTACCGCACCATTCGCATTAACATTTAGGATTGGTACACCTGATGAATCTGAAACCGCGAATAGATCACCCGTCAAATCATCAGTGATTGAGAATAACTGGCCACTTGTACCTTGGATATCAAATATTGTTGATCCTGAAGTAGAAGATGTTAGAGTTAACTTATCAGTAAATTCTGACTGACCATTTGATCCTAAAGTTAATATTCTTGTACTTGATTTAACGAATTGTAAATTACCACCACTGTTTGTTGTTAAGTCGTTTGGTGATTCAACAATTCTAAACCCATTACCACCTAACCATTCAATACCTTCTGTTGGTCCTGGGTCTGCAATTGTAATATGGTTAACATTACTTATCGAACCATTAACCATATCAATACCACTACCGTTCATGTTAATGGCACCACTCATAGTTCCACCAGATTTTAATAGGAAGTCACCTGATGCATATCCTGCCGCTGAGTGGTCTCCCCATCCATATGCGGTATTCCAATTATTAATACTGCTTTGTTGGAAGTGTCCGGTGTGCCATAATTGGTATCCAGTACCCCATGACGCCGAGTCGTATGATTGGTCAGAGACGTAAACATTTGTACTGTACTTGTCGAACACCAATGCGTGTGACCCTTTTACATCACTACCATTATATGCACTAATCCAAAGTACATCATTCCAAGATCCCCCGAATCCAAGGTTAGTGTTTGATAGCATCGCTATCTTCAGTTTTCCTGATCCAAACGTTGCTGAATTTGGTTTTTCTGTACCACCACCTGAGTAGTGTCCACCTAAATAGGAACCAACAGCATTACCACCACTTGTATATGTTTTATTTTCTGAAAGTGATTTTAAACCATACCTACCATCAATATCGACAGTCCATGTACCTCCATGGTGTGTCCCTGTTATAATACCGTTACTCGTATTGAATGATGCACTTGTCGTATACCAGTTAACATCTGTATCAACCGCAAACCCTGAAATATCTACGGTACTTCCGTTTGATTTGGTTAAGGTTAGTATCTGATTACTACTGTTATATGTACCACTCGTTACAGTAACGTCTACTAGGGCCGATGATAAACTTACACTGTAAGTGTTTCCATCATTTCTTGTGAATTCAAGGGTACCTGAACCATTATTAAAAGTGGCACCTGTAGTGTAATAATCAACTTCCGAGTATCCCGCTATTGAATGGTCACCCCATGCATATGCGGTTTTAAAGTTCTGTATGTTTGTTTTACTTAATTCCTCACCGTCAATATAAAGTTTCTTTTGGTAGAGTTTCATCCACTCTTGATAGTTTCCAGTCCCATCTAAACCTACATCGTATGCTCTCCAAACAAATGGTTCACTATAATCATCAGAAGTCCAAAACTCCATTTCACCATCATTATTGGTGTAGTTAAATCTAATACCCGCACCATCATTAGTTCCTGTCGGAACAAACTTTATCATTGGGTTAGTACCTGTCATATTAAGATTACCCGATAACGATCCTCCCGACAATTGTAGATATCTATTGTCTACATCAACCGTATATGTGTCACCATCATTTCTTGTAAATGTGATTATACCATTACCACTATTAAATGTGGCACCTGTCGTATACTCGTCATTTTTCACGTACCCTTCAGTGGAATGGTCACCCCATCCATATGCGGTTTTGAAGTTTTGGATATTAGTTTTGGTGAGGTCTTCCCCATCTAACCTAAGTAAATCCCCTCTAAGTAATGCTGTTTTTCTATCTGACCATCCGTTTACTGTCCAATTACCTGTTTCTGAATTAACCTCAAGACCTTGTTCTGCATTGATATAAACATATTCGTTTGTCTGTCCTGTTGCATATGCGTAGGACTCACCTGCGTTTAATATTAGTTGTTGACCATTACCTCTTATATCACCGGCAATTGTAAGTGCTCCCGTAAATGTGTCTGTTGTATCTAATAGGTATCTACCATCAAGGTCAACAGTTGCACCCGCATTTCCAACACCCGATAATGTTACGACACCTGTACCTGTATTAAATGTTGCTGAATTAACATAATCGATATCATTTGTATCGGTATATCCTGTTAGGTATCCTACAGTGCTGTGATCACCCCATCCATATGCGGTGTCCCAATTACTTATGTTGGTTGATGTGAAATCACCGGCATCCCATATGAGATTACCGTCATTCTTTAAGTTACCGCTTGTGAAGTTTATATCACCTCTAAGGTTCCCAATTGCAACACCACCATTAACGTGTTTAATGAAGAATTGGTCAGGTGTACCTGTTGCAGATGAATTACCTGAACTTAATATTGTACCTGCATCAGGAACGTGTACGTCAAGAGTACCTGTCATGGTGTCTCCACCTAATTTTACAAATCTACCATCAATATCTACAGTGAATCCTGCGTTACCCACACCAGTACCTGTTATTACACCTGTACCTGTATTGAATGTCGCTGAATTAATATAATCGATTGTGTCTGTATTAGTAACAGTTTCTGTTGCGGTAGTGATACCAGTTATATGACCATTACTATCAACTAATATATCTTGAATGTATGTCCTTCCACTATTATTAGAGGAGGAAGCCGCACTTATATTCTCATGTTCGGTATAGGTTTCAGTAAAACCAGTTAGATATCCAACAGTACTGTGATCTCCCCACCCATAAGCGGTATCCCAATTTTGATCTTTTCTTGTACCCGCACCTGTACCTGTCGCCGGTTTGGAGTATATACCTTCTTTGTACATTAACTTACCATCGGCAAGTATTGTCATTGTGGGTTGATTTGTTGATAACACTATAGACGCACCAGAACCATAACTAGAACCGTCACCATGGTAATGTGTTATATATGCTCTTTGTGTACCAGCCCCTGGGTTATCACTAAATTCAATTCCCGTACCTAACCCATTACTTGAGTTTTCTAACTTTAAAGTATATGTGTTATTACTTGAAATAGTACCCCCACTAAGTGGTAAGTATCTTCCATCAATATCAACAGTAACATCGGATGCACCCTTAACTTTATAAGTGATTACACCTGTACCTGTATTGAATGTTGCACCTGTTAGATAGTAGTTTACGTCAGTATCCAACGCAAAACCCGTAACATCTACCGTGTCGCCATCTGATTTTGTCAATGTTAATGTTTGACTTGAACCATCATATGTACCACCCGTTACAGTAACTTCCGATAATGTTGCAGATATATCAACAGTATAAGTGTCACCATCATTTCTTGTGAATGTAATGATACCCGTACCACTATTAAAAGTAGAACCTGTCGTATATTCATCGGTATTGACCACAGTTTCTGATGATGTGGTTATACCTGTAACATGACCATTACCATCTAATAAAATATCTTGTATATATGTTCTACCACTGTTGTTAGAACTACTTGCCGCATTTACATTAGGGTGTTGTGTTAGGTAATTTTCATCTGCATGGTCACCCCATCCATATGCGGTATCCCAATTAGTTATTTGAGTCGATGTGATATTGTAAGCGGCATGAGCCGTAAATATTGGATCGGTTTCTGTGAATGACGTTAAATACCTACCATCAATATCTACAGTATAAGTATCTCCGTCATTTCTTGTGAATGTGATAATACCGTTACCTGTATTGAATGTTGCACCTGTTGTAAATTCGTCTGTATTAGTTACAGTCTCACTTGCAGTTGTTAAACCTGTAACATGACCATTACTATCAAGTAATATGTCTTGTATGTAAGTTCGACCACTATTATTAGATGAAGATGCTGCAGATATATTCGGGTGTTGTGTTAAATAGGTATTACTATCAACACTACCGTCCGCTTTCAAGAATTGAGATGAAGTACCCCCACTTTTAATAAATGAAGATGCAGTAACGTTCCCTGAAAAGACCGAATTCTGAGAAGTGTCGATATTTAATGCGGTTGTGTTGTTTGTTACTAATGCAACGTTGTCACCCCCCGTTGAACCAAGGTAGAATCCGTCTCCCGTAGCGGCTGACGTAAAGTCTTTGGTTGTTATCTTGTAATCGTCACCGTCGGCGTTATTTCTAAATAATATAGAATGGTCGTCATCGTCCGTTGTGTCTTTTAAAACTATTTGTGAGGAACCTCCATGAACTTGTAAATTTGTTGTAATTAAACCACCCGTCATCGTACCTCCACCTAACTCAACGTACCTACCATCAATATCAACAGTAAATCCGGCATTACCCACACCAGTACCTGTTATTACACCTGTACCCGTATTGAATGTTGCGGAACTCACATAGTCAATATCATTTGTGTCTGTATTGACGACAGTTTCAGTGGCCGTAGTTAGTCCTGTTACGTGTCCATTACCGTCTAATAGTATATCTTGGATATATGTTCTTCCACTATTGTTAGAAGACGCTGGTGATGCAATTGGTGGGTGCTGTGTTAAATATGTATTTGAATCTACACTACCATCCGCCTTTAAGAATTGTGATGATGTACCCCCACTTTTAGTGAATGAAGTAGCAATAACTTCTCCTGAAAAAGTAGCGGTATCGTTTTGGTTAAGTATTAATAATGATTTCCAATTCGCACTCGCTCCTAATTTAACATCAAAACTAAAAGTATTCGCACTTGTTGATGAAGTGTCAATAGTTTTTATTCTTTGGTAGTAAGTTCCGTCAGTACCTTGTATACTAAAATTACCCCCCAATTCGAGAGTGGGTCCTGCAGTTATATTACCAACAGTTATGTCGTTTGTTGTAATATTCCCTCTTGTAGTTACACTATCTAAGGTGTCTGTCTCAGAATAACTTGTTAGGAATCTTCCGTCAATGTCTACGGTAAACGTATCCCCATCATTTCTTTTGAATGTAATTACACCGTCACTAGTATTAAAAGTGGCACCTGTCGTATATTCATCATTATAGTCTGTTAGGAAATTTTGATCATCAACCCAATCTCTTGTTGCGATGTGATACCACGTTGATCCCGTTATTGAGTCAGTACCCGCAAAATTTCTAAAGTATAATCCGTCACCATTAACTATTGTTGATCCCCCTAATTGGAAACCATAATTACCGTCTGTTTGAGATACATGTAATATTGTGTTGTGACCACTGATAGGTCCGTTAGACGCGTAATTTCTATATATACCAAATTCTGTATAATCATTAGCGTCACCATTTGTACTATATAATTCACTATGTACTTGTGCCCTTGTGTCTAAAAATCTACCGTCTATATCAACAGTAAATGTGTCACCATCATTTCTTTTAAATGTAATTACACCGTTACCACTATTAAATGTAGCACCTGTTGTGTATTCATTGTTGTAGTCTGTAAGATAACTTCCTGTTTCTGCCTCGATACCATCTAATCTACTATCTAAAGTGGTTAAATCGGTATTATCTAATAATCTTTCTTCAGATCCTTTTTGACCACCCTTCCAATAGTTGTTTTGTCCGTCCCATAATAATGAACCCGATAATAAATCAGGAGAAGTGTTGTCTCTAACCTCTATACCCGCATTTTGTGCCCCACTACCATTTAAAGATATGATATTATCACCGATCTCAACAGTTGTTGAATCCACTCTTGTTTCTGTTCCCTTAACTAAAAGATCACCTTTGATAGTTACGTTAGAACCTGTAAATTCTAAACCACCTTCTATTGTATCTAACCTACCATCTAAACCTGTAATATTACCATCTAAACTACCAGTCTTAGTTTCTAAAGAACTTAATCTATTATTTTGTGATGTATTGGTCGAATCGTTAGATGATGTGTAGGTATTAAAATCACTTCTAACACTACCACTTTCAGTTTCTAAACTAGTTAATCTAATATCTTGGTTTTGGTTGGTTGTGTTGTTAGATGAGGTATAAGTATTTAAATCATTTCTTAATGTAGTAACATCTGTATCACTCGCATATGTATCATCAATACTCGCAGTGAATGATTCTATTGAATCTAATCTACCGTCTTGATTGGTATTGGTGGTATCTAAACTACCTGTCTTGGTTTCTAATGAATCTAACCTTCCGTCATGAGAACCTGAAGTTGTTTCAAGTGACCCTAATCTATTATTCTGAGTAGTATTCGTAGTTTCTAATGAACCACTTTTGGTTTCTAAACTACCAACTCTGTTGGTTAGGTTAGTTACATCTGTGTCAGTAGCATAAGTATCATCAATACTTGCGGTAAATGACTCTATGGAATCAACCCTACCATCTAAAGTATTTATATCGGTTGTTAAACTCCCAGTTTTAGTCTCTAAAGAATCTACCCTACCACTTAAGTTTTGTTTATCTGTTTCGTTTGAAGACGTGTAGGTATTTAAATCACCCCTTAGATCAGTTATATCGCTATCTAAACTACCTGTTTTGGTTTCTAATGAACCTAATCTATTATTTTGTGATGTATTGGTTGAATCGTTGGATGATGTATAGGTATTTAAATCATTCCTAAGAGTTGTTACATCAGTATCAGTTGCGTAAGTATCATCAATACTACTTGTGAATGATTCTATACTATCTAATCTACCATCGTGTGAACCACTTTTGGTTTCTAAACTACCTAATCTACTATTTTGATTTGTATTCGTAGAATCATTAGATGATGTATAGGTATTTAAATCATTCCTAAGAGTTGTTACATCAGTATCACTCGCATATGTATCATCAATACTCGCAGTGAATGATTCTAAAGAACCAATTCTATTGGTAACTAAATTATAATTTGTAGTATTTGTTATATCAACTTGTTCAGAACCACTAATAACAGTTTCCGTATTTAATTTGGATTTAACTCTAGCATCCGTATAGTAAAGGTTAGTTGATCCTTCTGTAATTGAGTCTGTGTCACCAGCTCCACCGACGAAAACTTTATTACCCATACCATTATGATTGGTACAATAGTATAATAGTGTTTGTGGTGTGTCTTGATTTACAATAATTTGAACGTATGCCCCTGATCTACCTTCAGTACCATTTACAGTTACACCATCTGTGTATTGATTGTTATCTGTCGTTGAGAATCTAAATGGATGTCCTGCATTTGAAGAGTCTGACACATCAAACCTATAAACTAGTCCTTTCGCTAATGAGACAATTTGTTGTTCTACACCATCTATATAATATACACCACCACTTGCAGTTACGGTAACATCAACATATTGTGTTATTGGTGAGGTTGAATTTAAAACAAACTCAGAACCTGAAACAACATTTTCCGTATTTAGTTTTGATTTAATATCGGTATTTAAAGAACCACTTTTGGTTTCTAAACTACCTAATCTACTATTTTGATTTGTATTAGTTGAGTCGTTGGATGAGGTATAACTATTAAAGTCAGACCTTATAGTACCATCCACACTACCCGTAAATGTTTCTAATCCATCTAACCTACCGTCATGTGATCCCGTAATAAACTCTATCTCCCCTAACCTTTCAATTATAGAACCTGACGCTAATTCTAAAGAGTTTAATTTAGATGAGTGTGAACCACTCGTTGTTTCTAATGAACTTAATCTCCCATCATGTGAACCACTAGTTGTTTCTAATGAACTAAGTCTATTATTACTTGCGGTATAATGTGCCGCAAATGCTTGGTCATTCGCAGTATCAACGCTATTGATTAATCCTACGATTTCAGCAAACGAATCTTTATCGGCTTCAGAAGAATCTAAAATAGCGTCTACATCTGTTTTTAGTGATGCCACATCAACCCCATCGACAGTACCTGTTAATCCAATACTACCAGTAATAATCAATCCATTACCAAAAACAATTGAGTTTCCGTCTGAAGATATTATTTTATTACCCGCCGTTATTTGTATAGGTGCATCTAATTCTATATTACCCGTTCCTGAAGAACTTAATGTAATATCACCATCAACTGTTTGTAGTGTGATAGTATCAGAACCCGTTTCTAATATTTTTATTGATTCACCACTATCTGTAGTGACTCTTAATTCAGTACCTGTAGTTGAAAGTACTTGTTGTCCATTTATATATAATGACCCTGATGAAAGATATAAATCTCTCCACTCCTTGTCGGGTGCACCTAAATCAATTGTATTTGTGATACTAGGTATAATTGAAACATTAGTTATCAAACTGTCTGAGGATATCGACGCGGTTGCTGTTGTACTTGCAATCCGATCTAAACTTAGACCCGTAACCCCACTTGCGGGAACATTAATTAAACCACTACCATCTCCTCTAAAAGAACCAGTGAACGAACCCGATAATTGGGCTAACTCTTCATCACTGTCGTTAGTGGCCATTAACTTTAAACGACCATTATTTACTTTAAGAACTTTCTTGTTCGATCCGTGACCTAACTCAATTTCAGATGCAATTAATCTTTTTAAAGTATTACCACTATCGTGAAGTTGTACATCACCATCACTATTCTTAGTTATTTTTGTACCACCCAAATCGATAGTACTTCCCGCTAAATATATATCATTCCATCTTTTAGTGTCGCTACCCAAATCATGAGTAAGTGTTCCTTGAGGTAACAACGATCCACTAATTGTTTGATCCCCAATGAATATATTACTTCCAGTAGTAGCTGCGGTATTTTTATAATCATTAAAACTTGATGTGAGTAAGTAGGAGGCGGCGTGTGATGCACTTATTGCATTATCAACACTTCCGTCAATCTGTGCAGTACCATAGATAGTTCCTTGTACTGTTAAATCCCCTTGTATTTCTGCAGATGCGGAAACGGATAGGGATCCTGTAATGTGTGGATCAAATATATTCATCTATAAAAACGTTTTTCTTATTAGATAAATACTTTATAATTCAATAGTAATTTGGTTTTGATGAGATTTATAAGGACTAAATATATTTTTTCTAAATTAATGATGTGGTTCCATGAAATTTAAACCCGGTAAGTCTTGTGTAGAGTCTTTCTCCGTTGGAAGTAGTTGGTAATCCTCTTGAAGGGTAATGTTTTCTAAAATAGTCATGTATTCTCCTTATCTCGTCATCTCCGATCTCCTTTCTTAGTTTGTCAATTATGATAACTTGTATAATATCATACCATTTCATATATGTGGTATGAAAAAAACCATTAAACTCATGATCAAAATAATTTTTAATGTCATCAATATCATTAATAATTAATTCATAGGAGTCATCAGGTTTTTTTTTGGTTTTAGATAGAGGGGATATTATCACGCGGTCGCAACAATCAAATTTAAAATGATCATTATTGTTTACTTTTAGTTTAAATGGAAACTTTACACTATTAATATCAGGTACGTTATTGTGAGCGTCTACGATTGATAAGGGTATATCATCAAATACGAAATTGTTCCCTTTCTTACTTGATTTTTTATATTTTTTATCATGTAATCTTAGATTTGTGTGTAACATTAGTTGTTCTATATAACAAGAACCGTAAACCTCATCGTCTATCCTTTTTTTATTTGAATAATAATGATTTAGGGTTTCCCTACATAC